CTGAGTGAATATCTTCATCAGAATATCCTCCTGTCTTCGAGATCACCGGCGAAGGCATGAAGCGATCCGATGAAATGGATCAGTCGGCCGGGTTTCGAATTCGTCCACTCGGCCATCTGGTTCAATAGACCGACGGTTATGTAGACGTCCGTGGAGAAGAACTTCATGAAGTCGCATGACCGTTGATTGTAGATCAAAGTGAGTTCGTTATTGCGAATAAGAAATTGATACGTCAGAGAACAGGGTACCCGGTCTCGTCCGCCCCAATTCATCATGTCCTGGTGAACGTCGTACATCGTCATGATCGCTTGCCGACTGTTGGGACGCCGATTGAGTTCATTTATGATATACGGTAATTGATGGAGCCACCGTTCGGCATAGGTATACGAGAATAGACCATCTCTCATGAATTGTTCCCATTTCTTCTCGTCGATAAGCCAGGCCTTTCCGGGATTCGGATCGCACGTCGAGTCATCCAACCCCAACCGTTCGACCTCTTCGGCCTTGGCCCATTCGAGATTATTTCCCATGTAGGTCACCATCTGCTCCAATTGACCGCGATCGAACCCGGTCAACGCGTACGCATATCCGGGAAGTTCGATCGTTCGGTACCGGGGATCGTTTCCGACCTGCTTATCTTGAACCGTATCCGATTGATAACGTATTCCCATCTCGAATAGATCTCGTTCGACTTCTCGTATCATTTCCATTGGATTCTGATATATTCTCATGATGTCCTCCTTTTCTTTGGTTCGGATATTTTTTCCAAGACGATCCCAGTCTGATAGACCGGGAGCCGTACATCGGGAAACCTCTTTCGATACGTGTGGATGAAGCAGGTCGACGGCCAATGCTTATGGATGAATGACCCGAAGTATCTCAACCGAGGTTCCGACGCCAGAAGACGATCGACGATCATCTTGTGCAGAAGATATGGTTTCTTGTTTCTCGTCAGGTCCTTTATCAACAGGACCAATTTTCCACCATCCGTCATCAGGTAAACGCAATCTCGATACATCTTGCATATCGCCTCGAAGTACGGTTCCCCCTTCAATCGACCGAAGTTCTTTGGATCCTCGTAGTTCTTCAGTACTTCCCTGTCGCCAGGATTCAATTCTCTTGGCGGCGAATCGGAAGTCACTCCGTTCAGCGATGGGTACGGTGGACCGTTCATCACCAGATCATATAGACTTAGTGATTTCTTTTTCTTCGATCCAAGTACGTTCGCAACGTTCCCCTTGATCAACACCGCCGTCATCTTCTTACCCGGTTCTTCCTCATGGGCATGATCAACGTTTTCCTCGGCGACCTTGAAGAACTCAAGTTCGATCCCGGCTCCGTTTCGTCCGTTGTTGATCGCCTCGACGATCGCCGTTCCGGATCCGACGGTCGGATCGAAGACATTGTCGCCTGGTTTCGTGAAACGTTGAACGGCGAACCGGTAACCGACCCATTGACCCGGACAGAGGTGCTTGTCCTTTGCGACGTAATATTTTCCGCGTAGACGGTTCGAATAATACGTATCGTTTTCGACGTCGTAGAGTTCCCCGAGATAGTTCCCTCGGCAATAAGAACAGTCGCAGTGATAATCCTTCGGCCTTTCGTTCCGGATCTTCACCTCGAAGGTTCGAACGTCTCCCCTGTTCACGGCCTTCGTCGCCTTTTTAGATGTTTTGGGAGGCTTCTCCAAGGGAGTTACAAGCCTGGATCGTGATCGTTGCTTAGACAAGGCCTGAGGAGGTTTGGCAAGGTTCTGTGGCTCCTTCCCCTCCGTCCGGGTCGTTTCTTCCGGAATACCGACCTTTTTCCCTGGTTTCGGGCTGGAAATGAGCTCATCCGTGCCTATCGACGATCGCGGATCCTGGTGGCATGGAGAAGGCTCCAAAGGCCTTTTCGAATTGGTCCAGGACTTTCCGGTCTTCCACGGACAGAAGGACACGACTCCGCAGAATTCGCAGAACTCCTTCCGACGTCTCTTCGGGTCCTCGCAGACTTTTATCCTCGCTTCGTCGACGAACGGAGAATTCTTGACGATCCTCTTGCCAGTCGAAACAAATCTCTTCTTCTTGATATGCGCGGCGATCTGTCTGGCGACGAATGTGCAGAATTGAACCGGCATGAATTTCCCGGTTTGCCTAATCAATACTTCCGGAGGACCGTAGAACAGAAAGTCGTCCGGACATCCCTGTATTCGGGCACGTTCTCTAATGGTCAACGGGTAACCGGTCTTCGGATGGAAGCAATCGTGGGTCACCCAATTCTTAGCACCGAATCCGCCTCCCGTTAGAACGTGACCATGCTTATCCCAGTGAGTGCGATACCGACCAACCTTTATCTTTATCTCACCTTGTCTATTCTGGTAACATCCGTTCTGACCGGTACGCAACGACATGAGGTACTTGGCCAGGTCGCCGAACGTTCTCGTTTTTTCTCCATTATCCGTCAACGTCGGCCAAAACGAATCGGCCTTCGGATCGACGTGAACGTGGTTCAACTCTGGTATGTTCCTTGCGATGGGAAGATCGCCGATGCAATCTTCGACCGTGGTCGTCTTCTCGTTTTCTCCCGGAACGAACCTAAATTTCTCTTCTCTCTTCGCTCCGATCATGAAGAACCGTCGACGATTCAATTGGACGTTTCCATAATGATAGTTCGATACCCATTCCGGAAAAAGATCGTAGTCCGGAAAAGCAGCCAACCATTCTTCCATGGGGAAACCGATAAGGCTCTGAGGAAGATTATCCATGACGAAGAACCGTGGTTCGAACGTTCTGACCAGATGAACGAATAACGGCAGGTCGGCCTTGTCGTTCTTTCGATCGCGAAAACCTTTTTGGACCTGGTTCAATGCGCTGTAGGCTCCGCATTCCGTATGGCCCATGATCAAGTCGACGTTCTTCAATGGGTGGATTTGCTTATCGGTCAATCGATCGATACTTTCGACCATGAACGCATTCTTGAAATTTTCTCGAAACGTGTTCCGGTTCTTCTCGTCGACGGCATGATAATACTTTCGCCATTCGATGTTCCCCATGATCTTGAAACCGGCCGTTCGAGCTCCTATGAGCATCGAACCGATACCGCATATCACTCCGAGTGCCTTCATCCTCTGCGTCGTTGTCACCTTTTCCAATTGAGCGGAGATTTGTTTCAGGACCTTCATCGATCCGATGACCAACGTGCAGATGACCGTTATGAATACGATCGACCAGATGATTATTTCTTTCATGACGTTCACCTCTTTCTCAGTAGTTACTTCGTTGTCTAAATTTATTGACTTCCGATTTTCGGAAGTATAGATCGAACACATCGCCATCATTCATCTTGATACCATAAGCGAAGTTGAACCAGTTCTGTAATGCGTACAATAGATGTTTTTTGAATCTCGAACGGTCCGTCGCCATCTGAGTCTGCTTCCATGGTTTGTTCTTCAGGCAGTTCATCGCGAGACCCAATTCAAATACGATATCGAAGACCAGTTCATTAGTGTATGCTTCGTCTATCGCCAAGTGGTTCAATGATTCGTAGATCGCCCAAAGAAGATCCAAATGTTCCGCCGGTTTGATCATCTGTACTCGACCTTCTTTAATCGTTTTGATAAGATCGAATTCCACAACGATATCCTTTAAGGTTATACCAACCATCAATAGAAGCTCTATCAAGAAGTGAAGAGCATCAATGGCTTCTTCCCGCATGTGTATCGGCTCACCGGCTTCCATCGCTTCGGCCAATTCTTCCGTCACCCGCCAGGCGAAGTCCTTGCATACGTATTGGCATCGGGGATCATCGATATGAAATTCTCCGAGGATCAATCCACCAGCCCCGATACCGTTCTTCTTTTCTATCTCGTGATATTTCACCATCAGTTCCCGTTGACGGTCGAATATCATGGTCAACCTATCTCCATTGACCAACGGTGCCTTCGTATCTTCAACGTTCATTCTCGAACCTCCTTTCCGTAACCATGTCGAATGCGTTCATCACCATGTGCCTCCAATTTATCTTACTGTCGTCGTACTGTTCGATCCGCAACGGTCGTTTCGATCGTTCGATGATACTCAACGGAAGTAAATCGATGAAGATTTCTTTCAATAGTTCCTTCGACCGTCGCTGCTTCCAGGGTATCTTCTGAGCCAAGGCCAATACGTCCCATGAGAGATACGGGCAGCGGAGTTCAACCGTCGAGGCCATCATCAATCTATCCAATCGTGGAAGATGATAGTGAATCAATTCATGGTATATATCGGAAGCCTGCGAATCGTACTCCATCGCTCTTCGATAACCGCCGAATAATTCGTCGGCTCCGTCGCCCGATATGGCCACGTTGAAACCCTGTTCCTTGATCGATTTCCCCAAGGCATACTGTTGGATCACCGAACCCATGTCGACGGGAGTTTGGTTGGCGAATACGGCCTCGTCGATTATTCCGGGTAACCATAGATCGATCTTCTTTACCGGAACATCATTTGGAATATCCAGATCATTTAGGTATTCTTCCTCCTTGTTGTTGACGTGAAATACCGTGAACTGATGAGTCATTCGTTCGAGGATCTTGTAGATGATCGAACTATCCAAGCCACCCGATAGAAGCAGCGAGACCGGGACATCCGACACCATTCTTCGTCGTATGGATCTCTGTAGAGTTTCCCTAAGTCCCGGACTCATGGTCATCGACGGTTGACCGATCGAATGAGCCGACATCATTCGGTTATTTTTAACGGATATGCAGACGCCGGGGTCGATCTTCTTGATCTCGTTGAACGGAGTACTGTTCTCCGGACAATATCCCCACTTCAGAACCGACGACCGATACACATCATCGTTGGTGACCGGATCGATCGTCAGAGGCCATATCTCGGAACTGATCGCCAACGATGGTTCTCTTCGAACGTACAACGGTTTCTTCGACAGATAGTCCGTGATGATATACGTCGTTTCGGTGACTCGATTGACGAATACCATGGCCCAGAAGCCATCGAACATCTTGAACGAGTCCATCAACCATTCGTTCCATAACCGCATTGCCACGGGCAGATCCGACCTGGCCGAAGGATCCAATTCCTTGAAATTAAATATCTCCCCGACCATGAATCCGTCCCATTGACCATACGATACCGGAGGATCCCATTCGGTCGATAGTCCCTGAATCGGCAGACGAACGTGACCGATCCAAAATCTTCCTCCGAAGTAAGATGCGATATGGCTTCTCGTTCCTCGATGATCGATCATTCGAGTCATTCGTTCGCACAGATCCTTTCGATCGTCGAACACGATATTAATCCCGCACATAGGTCATCACCATCATTCCTTTCTTCTTTAGTGAGGCGATCACATGATCGTACGAGGCGATGATCGCTTCTATATTATCCTTTACTCCTTGAACGTGGTCTCGTTTCTTGTAATCCGATTTTCCGAGTTCGATGATTAATTTATCCATTCGACCGCCGCGGACGTACTCGATTATCGCGGCATCGGATGGTCGGCAATAGATGAGAATCCAACCAGCATTGATGAATCGTTGCTCGTACCAATCGAGTGTCTTCTCATCGAGAGCCAATTTTCCTCGAAGAATCGGTCCGTACACTTTTTCCGATACGAAGGTGACCCGATCGAGAATCGAACCGAACCGGTCGGACTGTCGCTCGAGTCTGGCCATCGCGTCTTGCCGAGTGATCGTTGGTCCTCCTTCGTGATAACAGGGTTGCTTCAATAGGTACGTCAGTCTCTGCCCAATGATTGATTTCCCGGATCCGTCCGGTCCTTCGACTATGATCATGCGATCCTCCGATTATTTCATCAAGGTGAATGTTTTGGTCGCACGATCGTAATCGGTCGTCAGCATCTTGTCGGCGCCGGTTCGCGTCGGGTTCCTCAAGATCGACATCGCCGTCATCACGTTCTGCTGATCGAACCCGGAACGTTTGACGATCTCATCAAGAGTCCATGATTTTTTCTCGACGAACATCTCGCGAATGATACCGAACTTCGATACCTTCTTCGGACCCTGTTCCTTCTTCTCGGCGACTCTTTTTTCCTTCTTCTTGGTCTTGCTCTTTTCCTTGAGTAGAGCTTCGACCCGTTTGACCGCCGTTTCCTTGTCTTGGAACTTCTTCACCGGCTCGGCTCCCGAAAGTTCGTTGTACATGTTGACCAATTCCGTCATGCTCTTTCCCTTGAGATTACCGTCATCGCCTTTGTACAGACGAGTCTTGCAGTTGGTGCATGACATACGCGAGACCGCGTTCAAGGTTCCGCAGGATGGACACCTCATCGAGCCTTTCGGAACGGCTTCCATTTTCTTGACGTCGGTCGCTTCCACCTTTTTCGATGTTTCTTTTTTCATGGCATTACTCCTTTCGAGTGGTTCGTTGATCCATCCGAATTGTTCTCTAGGATCGCCCGAGTAATAACCTCTTAGGTTTGCTCGAAGCGGTTCTCCATCGAAACACTCGGATCTAAATTCGTCTCGGACCAGGGACAATCCCTGGTCCTCGGCGTCTTTCTTCCATTCTTCGTAATCGTGATAATATTTCGTGCTCATGATAATACGGCAAATGCCGCCTCCTGTAACCTCAACGACGTATCGCCATCCACCTTTCCGTTCGCCATCAGGCTCAGGGTATTGCTTAATCTCCAATTGCTATTTGAGGCCGGTAGTAATTCTTCGCCGGCGTTGTCGTATAGACTCTGGGCCACCTCGACCTGCTTCTTGTCGAGAACCCTTCTGTTGTAAAGGTTCTTCAATGCGGTCGTCGGATCTATTTCCTTCTCCGCATTTTTCTTGATCATCGCCAACGTCTGATCGACCCTCTTACCAAACGACGTTCCGACCAGATCCTGCACCGCACTCGCCACGGCTTTCGTGTCGAGCTCGTACGTTCGATTCGATAGGGCCATGTCGCTGTCGTCGAACCGTTTGCCGATATGGATCTTTCGAAGAACGTCCTCGCCGATCGCCAGGTTCGTGCACCAGACTCGCATCAAGAACATCTGCATCTGAAGTGCTCCGGCACCATAGTCGGAAGTCGTGATGGAAAGACCGAATCCAACCACTTCTCCGGTCACTGGCTCGTAGACTTCGGGATGAAGCATCTTGACATGGTACCGGGTATCCGTATTCATTCCGTCGAACGGGACGAGCCCGGATTTCAGTCCCTGCTTGACGAACGTCTCGAATATGGGACTCGCGTCCATCCGTCGATACTGATTGCTGAGGATACCCTTGACCCGACCATCGACGATCCGAAAGAGCATCTTCTCCTTGACGAGTCCGTCGGTCAAATCTCTCATGTTCTCTCGTAGTAATTCTCCCGCCCATGGTTCGTCGGTCTGCGACAGGGTATCGTAGAAGGTCCTCGGCATCTTTATCTTTGCGAGAAGCTGCCCGAGTGCATAATCCGTCAGACGGTGACTCGACGGTTTCTTCGACGTCGGTAATGTCAGCGCCACTTCGTTGTGTACCAGGTCCGTGTCGTATTCGATCGCCTTTGATGGAAGGAGGTAGTCTCTCCGAAGATCGTACTCCTTCAAGATGTTCTCGAGTCCGCCGACGGCCTTCGCTTGACCGGTCGCGATGATCCCCTCCATCTTGTCCTTTGCCTTTCTTGCCAGTGCTTTGTTCAGTATCATGATTGCCCTCTCTTTCTTTGTTAGAACCATAAGATAATGTTAGGTTTGCCTTTCATTTATCTCACATTTTTACTAATTCACATTCACGAAATTCGCCAGCTTTCACTCCAAATCTAACTGTATACCAACCCGAATATAAGAACGGTTTTTCTTTTTTAATCACCATGCCGCGGATTGCCGGGTTTGATTTTAAGGCAACAATTTCACCCTCCTGAAATTTGCCTGGGCTTTCCATGCAACAACCAAACGAAAAAACTAAAAAATAAATCAAAATTATAATTTTTAGTTTCATTTTCATGACGTTCTCCTTTTTACCATTTCCCACGAACGGTCTTTGGTGATTAATAATGGTCAATGAATTCTTTTGCCTCTTTGATGCTCGAGCATTCGATTTCCGGGTACCGGTACCCTTTTCCGTAAGAGTATTCATCTTTGGTGAAGACGGCATATTCTTTCGTTTCCTTGTTGAATACGATGACGAACCCTTTGTATCTAATCGGACCTTGGTTCTTGGTGGCGTACTTCTGAAGATAAGTGTTGAGCCGTTTTTCCTTAATATCAAATTGTCTTGCGTACGGACTCTCGTTCATGGTGGCCTCCTTCGTGGTATTGATTAATTGATTATTTATCATCATGATTAATGTATACCATGCAAAAAGACCATTGTAAACCTTTTTACGAAAAAAAGATCGTAATGATTATAAGGACTTATGAAAAAATCTAAAAAAAGATCGTAATGATTATAAGGACTTATGAAAATATTTTCATCGAAGAAAATCATCTTCGTATCGGTAAAATATTAATGATTTCAATATGTTATGAAATTCCCGATATGACGATTCGTTTGAGGTTCGAGTAGATATAGATTCTTCTTCGCTCGGGTCATCCCCACGTAGAATACCCGGATCTCCGAATCAAGATTCTTCTCCATGTTCTCCTCCGTTCCTCTGGTCACATCGGTCATCAGCACGACGTTGTCGGCCTCACCGCCTTTCACCCCATGGATCGTATCTATCCGTATTCGTCGATCGTCCATCAACTTGTCTCCACCGCGTAGAATTCCCAGGTAGTAGGCGCGCTTCGTCGCCGGGATCCCGGTCATCGATTCGTGCCATAGACCTGGGTCGCGATCGAATAGGTCATCGAGGTGATACTCCTTTTTCTTCGGTAAGGACTTCATCTTTCCTTCGAATACTTCTCCGATGGAGGTTGCTTCTTCCGGATTCACCGGTCGACCTTTCCGAAGATTCTCGTAGCATCGAATCACCTTCAGGTCGCCTTGGTCTATCGACGATACCTTCTGAATCGAGAACGGCATCTCCTGCCAGGTGCACTCATCTTTATAGTACGGAAAGAAGCAGACGTTCCTCGTCAGCAGTAACCAGGTGCCACTATCGACTCCGAGGTCCAGTTCCGATGCGTCCGAGATCCGTTGAACGGTTCCTTCCTCGTTGCTCGACGTCCAATCCTTTCGGTATCTGTTCTCGATCTTTCGAACGACGTTCACCGAGAAATCGAATATCTTCTTCGGAAGACGGTAACTCACGGGCAACACCTCTCGTTGGTCTTCGTCAAGATGCAGGAACTTCTTGACGTCGGCTCCGGCCCATTCGTAGATCGCCTGGTCGTCATCGCCTGCTATGTATTGACGATCGCAATCGCCAAAGGCCGTATCGACCACGTCCCATTGAAGAGGTGTAAGATCTTGGGCCTCGTCGATCACCGATACCTTCACCGGAGCAGGTTCTCCCATGACGATGAATGTTTCCAGCATGTCCGTAAAGTCGATCAACCGACGGTCCTTCTTGTATTGGACGAACGTATCGGCGAATCGCATCATCTCGAACCAACCGATGTCCCAGTCGCAACCAACCGTCTCCCATGATTCTCGCATCTCTGTTTTCGTCGAACGGGCATGGTCAAACAGGAAGAGCATCCGATCGCCCTTCTTCATCGACGATACCTCTTCCTCGTCGTTGGCCGTTCGCCCGGTCATCTCGATCCCGAGTATCTTTCCCAGTTCGCGTAGATGAGCTCGATTGAGTATCTTTCCGAACCTCATCGCGATCTGCCTAAGGCACAACGAATGAAGCGTTCGGAAGAACGGCATCTCGTTTCGTTGCAGATCAAATTTCAGAGTCGCTCGGTCGACCGCCTCGTCGACCGCCTTGTTCGTGAACGACACGAAGGCTACCTGGTATGGCGGCAATCGCGTCAATTCCCTGTCGACTATCGAGAGTAACCGAGTCGTCTTTCCTGATCCGGGTCCACCGAGTATCAGTTTCCGTTTCACCGTTTCCTCCCATCGCATCCGCAGGATCGTTTCTTCTTCAATTGCTTCTCGGTGAAGTTCACCTGTCTACCGCAAGAGCATAGACATATCCATCGGGCCGGGTATAGAAGTGGATGCCTTCCGATGATGGTCATCTTTCCGATCACTCGACCGGCGAACATCTCGACCTTGCTTGATGCACCCATGCTTCGTCGTCGACCGATGCGAGATACTCCCCATAGCGATAACCATTTGTTGATGGTCGCATGGGATACTCCTAATCTTTTTCCGAGACGTCGCGTGGACGTTCCTTCGCCGTACGATCGTATCACGTCATCCCGGACCGAGGGCCAATCGAGAACGTATCTATGTTTTTTCATCAGAAGTCATCCTCCTTCTTCGTATCCGGCACGTCGAATGGTTCCGTCTGCTTCGAGAATACCGGGACCATCCATACCCGTATGTGTTTGCCCTTCAACTGAAGAGCCTTGGTCTTGGCCTTTATCTCTCGTAGATAATTCCAAGCCTCGCGTGAACCGATGTTCAATTTCTTCTTTCTCATCCACTCGATCATGTCCGTCGATCGAAACATGACCCACTCTTCCTCGAGCCATGGTTTGCCGATCAAGAGTTCGTCGACGTGTTTCGCCATGATTCGTTCGGAGCAATACTTCTCGAGCATGGCGAAGAATTCCCCTTTCACTCCGACGTCCTCCGGTGCCTCGATCTCCTCGACCTTGTCGAGTAGTCCTCTGATCAGATCCCTCCAGGCGTTCTCGCTGATCTTGTTCGGCAGGATGTTGTGGCTCTCGACGCACGCCTTGGTGAACTTCATCTGCTGAAGGAATTCGTCGGCGGAGTTCAACTTGATACGTTTGCCGTCGACGTTCATCATCCATATCGGAGGATCCATGAGTATCTTCGTCATCCCATCCATGGTGATGCCCGGATCGTTGCCCGATTTGTTTATGCCGAACTCCCGCTTGCTGCATATCGACCTGTTGCAGAACGAACTGATGGGTGGTTCCTTGCAGCGATAGAAGTACGACTTTCTATCAACCGACTTTATCACCGTGTTGACCTCGGCCATCTCGAGCGGTGGAGCCAGGTACTTCTTGTTGAACTCGTGTACCTTGTCCTTCCAGTCGTCGCCGAATTTCATCTTGCAGAATATTCCAAGATCGAACAGACCGAGGTTCCTTGCTCCTTCGGGAAAACCCGACTGAGCCAGGTACTGAAGGCACGGTGGTCCTTTGGCCAGAGCCTCGTCCTGCACGATCACCAGTTTCTTCATCGCGGCGGCGTCGGTCGCGATCCTATCGACGTGCTTGATGAACTCCTCCATCGTAAGGTTCTTCCCATTGACGATCGCGTACCTCGTCGTTCTGTCTCCACCGAAGTACGGCATGTTGATCCACGATCCGATGTCGTCTTCGCCGGCCAGTTCCGATTGCTTCGGAAATACCTCGACCTGAGGGTATCCCATCAGGATCGACCACTCCATCAATTTCTCCCGGACCAACGAGGCCGCGGTCGGTTTCCTCAGGAATAGATACAGATGAGCACCGCCGCTCTTCGTCCGACAGACGACGAGCGGTAGTTTCATCGTCGTGATCTTCGATTCGAGACTCTCTAAATTCAATCCGTATATGTCGACGTCGATCGCACCGAAACCGGTCAGGCCTTCATCGTTGAGAGGTATGACCCCAAGACCCGTCTTCCCCATCAAGTGCTGGTCCCATACCTTCTCGGTCACCGGCTCCTTCACCGTCTTGGCTCGACCGGTCATCTTTCCCTTCGCATCCGTCTTTCCTTCGACGGAATATATTCCGTGGGCGCGATCCAACCCACGGAATATCTCCATGAACCGCTTTGCGTTCGACATGATCGCTCCGCTCAATAAAGATCGCCGTTTACGTCAGCTCCTGCCTCTTGTTGGTAGACTTCCTGGGTAGGTTCCTCGGCGGTGACCTTCCCGGTCATGATCTGATCGTGAAATTCTTTGGCCATCAGATACCATCTGACCTCCTCGGCCTTCTTGGTATCGATCAGACGAAGAACTTCCGTCTTGAGAAGTTTCCATTTTCCCTTCTCGTTGGTCTTGTCGGTGGTGGTCAGTTTGGTGAGGATCGCCATCATCGGAGCCGGATGATCCTTTCCCTGCTTATCGCGGATCTTGCAGTTGACCATCGAGGTCATCCACTCGCGAGATGGTTTCAGTTGCGTGGACGATAATCCCATGACGACCGTTCTCGGTCCCTTCTTCGTGAGGATTATGCAGAAGTGATAATGAGTATCGGCCAGGTAATTCCCGTTGGGTAGCACCCAACGGCCGGAATCGTCTCTCGTGTAACCCTTCGCCATGATGGTCGCCTTATCGTGCTCGCCTCGGTATCCACCGCCTTTTTCTCGTGGCACCCACTCGATGAACTTCTGCTGATACGCGCACGGAATGACGGTGACGCCCTCCTTACCGTCGTACACCTCCTTCGTGGCGGTGTTGAAGAAGAACCCTGGTCTGGCCCCATCGATCTCGTCGCACTGAGGAGAGTTCGTCTGGAGAATGACCAGGAACGGAATCGTGTAGGCATCGCGGTCGGCCTGCTCGAATCCAAGACCGGCGTCCCCGAATAGATCTACCGTCGCCGGCAACGTGTTCTTCGCGGTCGTGGCCGGTACGCCCTTGACTTCTTTTTCCTTGCCTTTAGTCGTTTTTCTCATTTCTTATTCCTTTCTTTCTTACGGGTTATTATCGATTCTTCGTACCGGAACACTCCGAGGAGTTCCATCGGAAGAGCCTTTCCTTCTTCCAGTTGCTCGCGGACGAAGGCCCCCAACGTTTGGGTATGAACCGTCTCCTTCATCTCGGCGAGATACTTCTTCGCGAGTATCTCCTTGAACAGTTTCCGCATGTCCTTCTCCTTACCGGCCGGAAACTTCGTCACGATCTCGCCCTTGATCAACGATCCGAAGCCGTTCTTTCGAAGCCATTGATACGCTTCCTCGCGGTTACTCAACTTGATCGATGCTCCGATGATCCGCTTGATCGCCAACTTCTCTCCGGAACTAAGATCGAATCGTTCCATCCCTATCTCGAGCATCGCTTCCGGAAGTAGTTCCTTCTTCACATGGTCGAGCTTCTCGTTCATCTCGGTCAATCGTTCCTCGAGGTCCGTTATGTCATCCTCGAGTTCGATCTGCAACTTCATCAGATTCGATATATTCGTCAATTGGAGATCCGTCGGCGTGATGACGATCTTCGACTCCTCGACCAGATCGATCAGTTCGTTTTTCTCCTTCTTCTTTGCCATTCTATTCACCCCCCTTCATGATCAATTCGGCAACCTCGCGTCTGGTTTCTTCGTCGAAAGTCGTCTTCGAACCGATCAACGCGATCACCCTATCGGCCAGTCGAAGAAACCGCATTCGACCCATGGCCTTGTTGGAATCCCATCCGCAACTGGTACATCGCCACGAACCGTCGTCCTCGCGCAGCACGTCCCCGTTGCACTCTAGACATTTTTCTCGTTCCTCGATCATATCCAAACCCTCCGATCGTCGATGGCCCGTTGATACGTCGACCGTTTCAACTCGTTCAAACTCTTCTGCAGTTGGTCGAATTGGTGCCGAATGCCGAAGCATAGCACCGCGAAGAGAACCGCAAGAAGAACGTAGAGCACGATCCTATTCAATGTAATTCGCCGAGTGCTGATCCTTCGGCTCCAGGGTGTAGATCCCGGTATCCGTGCAGAGGATCATGTTGCAGAACGTCTTTCGTCCGGTCGCGACCGGATCTATGCCTGCCCACTTGTAGAACGTCTTCGCCTCGACGTAGCGACGGCCGTTCTTTCCGCCGTTCCGTACGATCACCGTTCGGTCATCCGTGTTCTCGAACTTCAGTCCGATCCTCTTCGCATCGTCGTCGTACAGGAGCTTCACCCGATGGAATGCTTCCAATTTGTGACGCTTGATGGCATCTTCGGATATGGATATCTGGTTCTTGCACACGATCACGTCGCACTTCGGATCGAACTCTCCGCCGAATTTACCTGGTTTGAATAATTTATACATGACTTTTCTCCTTTCTCTTCCGGTCGTTTGTTCTTCGATGATCGTCGAGTATAGCATCGGCGATCTTCTCGGCCTTCAGCAGCACGTCGATCACCCGTTCGTCGACCGTATCTCGTGCGACGAGATCGATATACAGAACCGGATGCTTCAATCCTATTCTATGGCAGCGGTCCTCGGACTGGTACCGCTGCTCGTACGAGAACGGATTCGAGTAATACACGACCGTCTCGGCCTCGAATAGATTCAGTCCTATGCCGGACTGCTGCTGTCCCACCACGAACCGAACGTTTCTCTTCTTCTGAAACGCGTCGGCGTTCGCATGCTTATCCTTCACGTCGCCATGGATCTCGACGACCGTCTCGTGACCGAACGTCATCTTCAACATGTCGACGATCCGGTGTATCTCCGGTTTGAACCTCGCCCATATCACCATCTTTCCCGGGTGGTCGGCGATCAATTCAGCGAGAACGTTCATCTTCGGATTCTCCGGAAGCTCGACCACCTTGCCCTCATCGCGTTCGCCCGGACCGGAATACGACGGAAGGAATCCTCCGACGATCTGCTGGCAGCGAAGAAGCCTCGTGATCTGCAACGGCGTCAGTTCCTCGAATCCCGAGAAACGAAGAAGTCCTTCGTCGGTCATCTCCTTCAGCAGGTTCTTCTGAACGGCGGTCATCTCGACGTATATCTTCTTTCTTATCTTGTCCGGAAGATCGAGGCACTCCTTCTTCGTCCGGCGATACGAATGATCACGTATCTTGTTCGATAGGTGATCGAGGTTCACGTACTTCACGAGGTTCTCGTAGTCCCATTTCTTGTCGGCCTTCTGCATGATCTTCTTCTCCCAGATGCCGTAATGATGCTTGAAAGCGTAGAACGAGAAGAAACCGAGAATCATCGGATCGAGAAACGCGAACTGGGAATACAGATCGAACGGAGATTGGGTCACCGGAGTCCCGGTGCAGATCCGACGGTACTCGGCCCGACGTCCCAGGGTGATGACCCGCTTCGTTCTCGAGGCGGACGGAGTCTTTATCCTGGACGATTCGTCGACCACCATCAGGGAAGGAAACTTCTCGAGGAATCTCTTCGATAGATCGAAAGCGTAACCAGAAGTGGAGAGCGATTCGACGTTCATGCAGAGAACCTTGAGACCGTCGAACCGGAACAACCGATCGATCGACGTCTTCGACTTCTTCGTGTCCTTCCTCGAGGCGGAGTATTCGTTCACGACGTACCTCGCGTCGAGGTGAGTCGTGATCTCGTCGATCGCCCAGTTGGTGTGCACTCCGTTCGGAGCGACGACCAACATGCCGCTGATTCTTTTCTTCTTGAACAATATCTCGGCCGTGTCGATCGCAACCTTCGATTTTCCGAGTCCCTGCTCCATCAGTATCGCGAATTCCTTCTTCTCGGCCGATATCCTTAGGCACTCGGCCTGATGCTTGTACGGTTTCGTCTTCACTCTTTTCCTCCGTTTCGAAAGATGGGACGGTAAGGTCTCGCATATCCGTCCATACATCGTCCTTCGGTCATAGTCGATCGAGACCTTACCGTTAGATGAATCCCTTGCTCTTGGCCAACCACTCGGGAACGACGATGGTCGTTCCGTCGGATCCAAAATCGATCGATTCGACCTGCGATCTCGGTATCCAGTCCTCGATCGAACCATCGAAGAACAGATAGGCCCTTGGCGTCTCGTGTCTTATCTCGCCGGTCAATTCAACGTAATTCTGATCCGTCGATCGTATTCGCTTGGTCACGTCAGCTCCTTTCCCTGGCGGCATATTCGGCACTCGACGTAGACGGAAGAACCTCGACGAGGACCGCTCGGGACCTTCGCCCGTCGGCGACGCCGGCAATCGTCCTTCCTCATCCGGGTACCGTACTTCATGCACGTGAAGTAGTCGGAGCCATCGAGAATGGACCGTTCTTCGTCCGGTCGTTTATTGGATTTTTTCCTCAGCATGTCGTTCCACCTCTCTCACTCGTTTTCGGTCCGATGACCGTTCGAACCAGTACAGGAAATTGATCTTTCTCTCGAGTATCGATCCGATCGTTTCGAAGAATTTTCCCTTTCCTCCGCTTCTGAACTCCGACGCGTACGGCCTATGGACGAACCCCTGGAACATCACCACGGATACCTGGCAATTCGGGCAACTCCATACATCGGCCTTGTACACGTTCACCGGTTCAAGAGCCTTGGCCGAGGACTTGGTCTGAATCACGTCGACGTTCTTCCTCGATACCTCGAGCAATACTTGACATCTCAAGCATACCGGTGGCAAGAACATCACATCCTCCTCGACGGGGTGATCCTCAGTTCCGGGGTCGGATGGTTCTCTCCTCCGGTATCGTTGCTGCCGGCGACGAAACTTCTATCCTGGTCATCGATCGACTCGACCTGCGGCTCGTCGATCCAGGCCACCTCCGGCATCTTGCCGTCCTCTTTCACCTTCGGTCTAATGCCGACGGTTCGACACCCGTTGAGCCAGGTGGTTATTCCGACCACCGTGCCCTCGAATCCCGATACTCTGTCTCTCACGTACTGTCCCTGTTCTATCATCTCGACTCCTTTCTTGATTCGAATTATTATTCACCGAAGAACCTGACGACGAATCCCTCGTCGGTCTCGTCGACTCGTATGCGGCAATTCTTCGGGATCAGATGGAGCAGCGTCGAGAGTCTCGACGTTTCTCGCTGAACGATCCGGGTCTTCCATCCTCGTCGGCGACGATCCCACCATCGGATCTCGTGCCGATACATCGTGTCGGCGTAGAGAAAATAACGTCCCTCGGTCATAGCACCACGAACGTCGCTTCGGGGTTTCTTTCCGCCCAATCCAATAGGATCTTCAACGCGTGGCCGGCGTTTCCGGCCTCCGGTTTCCAAGGATCCGGGTTCTTCTTGTCTCCCAGTTTGCTCACGGCGAACCGCAGGCGTTCGAGAACATCCTTCGCCGTTCGTCCGTTCAACCACCTAAGCCCAAGTTCCTCGTCGAGGGTCAGATGGTAGAACTCGGAAAAATTGTAGCTCACGTTGAGCTCCGCCTCGTCGCATCCGTTCGCACGATATACTCCGCCTTCGCGATGCTCGGATACTCTCACCGGTTCGTTCTCATGATCGTTTAGATACACCCAGAAGCTCATCGACGTCTCCTCTTCTTGGCGATGCCGTTGAACAACGCTCCCGCCTTCTTGATCAACCGTCCCCGAAGATAGCTCTTCTCGACGATGCGCTCGACCTTCAGACGTTTCCGGTAATCCTCGAACGATTCGTTCGGTTCTCTTTTCATGATAGACTCCTTCCCGCCGCGTACACGATCGCTCCTCCGGCCAGATTCGCGTACGGAAACCACGAACCATCGGAGCATGCGAGCACCAGACCAATCGACAATAGTAACATCATGGTCACTCCCTTATCTTGAAAATTTCATCGGTTCCCCCGGTCGAGACGATTCGATCGTGGACCATCCGCCGGGTCACGTTGTATAACCTGTCGGAAAGAATCAGCTGGTTGTTCGAGTCGAGCATCCCGACCAGATACATGAAGTTGTCTCGAACGTTTCGTATTCCGAGAACGTAGGTCTCCTTCTCCGGGTCGATCGACCTCCATATCTCGGCCGCGGCGTCTCGTAACTCCTCGAAGTTCGCATCGGGCGGAGCCGTGTAGTAAAGATCCTTTCGAGCGTTCTCGGCCATCGTGGCGTCGAGTTCGAGCGACCGGATCAACATCTCGACCAACCCGACGACGTCACCGTCGATCACCTCCGGCATCACCCTGGCCAATAGGACCGTTGATCGCAGTTCGGCGATGTCCGAACCGAACGTCTTCTTCAACGCCGACTGAAGTCTCATTCTATCCTGCTCGTACTCGTTCATGGGATCCTCCTTTTTCTTCGTAAGGATCCCCGGTCGAACGGAAGAGAGGAAGAGGGGTTGGGAACGTCCGACCGAGGATCCGTTTCCTTTGTCATCATGTATATCTTGATAGAATAACCTTGTAAATCTTTTTTTTCGTTCCGGGTCAACTTTAAGACTTGACCGATATTTAAGAGTAATCCGACGAAAAAAAGATTTACTTCCGGTTTCCACGGTGATACGATCGTGACCATGAAGAAGAACGCTCGAATCACGAACCGGCCAAAAGGGATCCAAACCATGGCCGATTTTTTATTTTCCTCCGTTTTACCACTTCCATACCACTTCCATACCACTTCGACTCGTTAAGAAACGCTTTAAAAATCAAGGACATCACCACATGTACCACTTGTGCCAGTGGTAATCGTACGCGTGCAAGGACGTGAAAATATATTTTCATCGTGAAAAGAAGTGGTACAAGTGGTACAAGTGGTGAAGACCCTAGAATCATTACGGTAATTGGCAATCGTGAAGTGGTATTCAAGTGGTGGCAAGTGGTTACAGGAACGTCTGCTGGGTCGACGATCCGGAAATGAAATATCTTTTTTATCCGGTCCTCGTGCGTGTATAGTCCCCCATATTGGATCTAAACCATTGGATTCATTAAGGAAACGGACGGAAATGTGGTCTTGAAAAATAAGATATACTTTTCAAGAATTCCTGTCCTATATATGAATATGAGCTCATATCAAACAATCCTCATATAAAAGGACATCTACATGCTGACCGAGGACAAAGTCATCAAGGCATTGAAAGCGAAGGGCGGTCGTCTATCGGATGCAGCCAGAGGTCTTCGCGTCACGTACTGCTGCATATATCAATTCATTCAAGCTCACCCGAAGTGCAAGGAAGTTCACGAGACCATTCAGGAAAGTTTCCTGGACCTGGCCGAGAGCAAACTGGTCACGGCCATTCGAAAGGGAGCACCTTGGGCCATCTGCTTCTATCTCAAGTGTCAAGGAAAGGAACGAGGTTGGGTCGAACGTCAGGAACTAACTGGTCAGGACGGACGTCCGGTGACGATCAGAGTCGTTAGAGAAGGAGACGAATAATTGATCGCCGAGCAAGAAAGAAATTTCGTGGCTCGACTTCCGAAACTTCACCCGAAGCAACAAGAGTTCATCACCGATAGGGTGAAGAGGAAGATGGTAAAGGCCGGTCGACGATCCGGAAAGACCGTCGGAGCCGGCGATCTTGCGGTCGAGGAATTCCTGGAGAAGCGTCGAATTCTCTACGCCGCACCGACCCTCGAGCAGATCCAACGCTTCTGGGTGACCGTCACTAGAGCACTCGCCGAACCGATCAAGAATAAGGTATACAGAAAGAACGAGACCGAGCACTTCATCGAGATGCCTGGTACGGAATACAGGATAAAGGCGAAGACGGCGTGGAACGCCGACAGTCTTCGTGGCGACTACGCCGACCTGTTGATACTCGACGAATGGCAACTCATGGACGAGGATGCCTGGGATTACGTCGGAGCTCCGATGCTTCTCGATAACAACGGCGACGCCGTGTTCATATACACGCCACCGTCCTTGCATTCGAGGTCCGTAAGCAAGGCGAAAGATCCTCAGCATGCTGCGAAGTTATACCAGAAGGCGAAGGCAGATACGAGTGGTCGATGGAAAGCGTACCATTTCACGTCGCACGATAATCCGTACATCAGTGCAGAGGCACTCGGAGAGATCACCAAGGACATGACGTCCTTATCGTACAAGATGGAGATCATGGCCGAGGATGTCAACCAGGCTCCGGGCGCGTTATGGCAGCGTGGTGACATAGATAAGTATAGAGTCTTAAAGGTCCCAGAGAATCAGGACCGAGTGGTCGTTGGGGTCGATCCGTCGGCGACCAGCGAGGGCGACGAGGCCGGAGTGATCGTTGGAGCGACGAGCGGTGGCGAAGGGTATTGTCTGGCCGACGAGTCGCTTCAGGGAAGTCCGTTGACCTGGGCGAAGGCAGCGGTGGTCGCGTATCATAAGTTCAAGGCCGATAGGATCGTTGCCGAGGCAAACCAAGGCGGCGAGATGGTATCGCAGGTGATCAGCCAGGTCGATCCGAATGTTCCGGTGACGTTGGTTCATGCGAGTAGAGGCAAGGCGACGAGAGCCGAGCCCATCGCGGCGAAGAGCGAGCAGGGCCGCATTCATCATGTCGGGACGTTCCCGTATCTCGAGGACGAATTGTGTCTATGGGTACCTGGCGACGATTCGCCGAATAGACTTGACGCGTACGTCTGGGCATTCACCGAGTTGATGCTTGGAGCCGAGCCTGGATTATTCGTGGCCGGTGCAGCCTCGCAACCACGTAGACGGATCGTCACGATCGCCGGACTTCCGGCCGATGGTCTCGTCTCTTTCTACAAAGGACAATGAAATGAAATTAAAAGACATCGCATTGGGTAGGTTGGATCGATTCATGGAGAAGCGAGGATACGCGAAGGCCGAGACGATCGTCGGAGCGGTCATCGGTTCGTACCTCACGAACATGGTCGGCTCGGTCAGTCTATCCGAGAAGAAGTATTCGCAACTCGTCGACGCGTACCGGTCATGGGTGTACACGTGCATCGACAAGATCGCCAAGTCGGTCGCCGTGATCCCGCTTCGGTTGTTCGTGTACCGAAGAGCCGGCCGAAAGGTGACCGACCTTTCGTGGCTGAGTCATTACAAGTCGGTCGATCGTGAGGAGAAGAGATACATATTGAAGAATCTTAGTCTCGAGCGCGAGGAGGTTCTCGATCATCCGTTCTTGAATCTGATGAGACGACCAAATCATCTGATGACGCGGTTCATGCTATGGTACGAGACGTTGATTCGACTCGAACTTGCCGGGTATTGCGGTTGGTATCTTCCGGTCAATCGGATAGGTCTTCCAATGGAGATATGGCCGTTGCCATTAACGAAGAACGCGAACCTGGTACCGAAGGTGAATGCGGATCTTACTCTTCAATACTGGGACTACAAGGATGGAGAGATCAATCGGCGATTCGATTCGAAGGATATCCTGTTCATGCGGTATCCTCATCCGGCCTCGCCGTTCCAAGGCATGAGTCCTCTCATGGCTCAACTGTATCCGTACGACATAGACCTATTCCTCATGCAGCAGCAACGAGGATTGTTCGCCAACTCGGCCATTCCGGGTCTTCATCTATCGACTGACCAGAAGCTGGTGAAGGAGCAGGTGGACGAGCTGAAGGCGATCATCGATGCCCAATACGTTTCTCCGGGCAAGGCAGGAACGACCTTGATCACGCATAGCGGATTGAAGGCCGATTCGATCGCGATGACCGGGCGAGAATTGATGATCGACAAGGTTTCGAAGTTCGCTCGAGAGAAGTTGATCACGTCGTACGATCTCAGCGAAGGGAAGCTCGGCATGGTAACCGATGTCAACAGAGCGAACATGGAAGCACTCAACGAGACGTTCGTCATGGAATGCCTCAAGCCGAAGTGCATGCTGATCGAAGAGATGCTCGAGTGCTTCTATCTTCCGCGATACACGGAGGGATTGACGTGCGACTTTGATCTACCCGACATGGCCGACAAGGAATTCACGTTGAAGGAAAGAGAAGCAAACCTTGCGTCGGGTCTTCATACCATCAACGAGGAACGAGCGAGACGAGGCGAACCGCCGGTCGATTGGGGGGATAGACCATGGCTTCCATTCGGAGTGACTCAACCAGGCGTCGGAGGAGTATCTCCCGAGCCACCGTCGAAGAGCGTCGTTGTGAAGGGGTTGACCGAGGAGTTCTGGACCGAGGATAAGAAGGTGATCACCTGGAAGCGGTTCGTTCAGGACGTCGATCGATACAAGGATCTCATCGGCGATCCGATGAAGGACTATTTCGGCAGGCAGAAGGAACAGGTGATCAGGCGGTTGTTCGAGGAGGGCAAGAAGGTCAACGGCATGTACGCCGGCTGGAGTCGAACGAAGATCGAACAGCATATCGCGAAGAGCCGTACGACCGACAGGATAAACATCGACAAGGTCGACGAGTCGAAGAAGTTGACGTCGATGGTATCGCCCATCGTGAAGTTGATCTTGAGCCTGGCCGGAACGTCAAGGCTCGAGCATCTCGGAAGCATGATGAAGGCGAAAGTTCGGTACAACGTGAACGATCCGAAGGTGAAGAAATGGTTGGGCGAAAGAATGCGGCGATTCTCGGCCGAGGTAACCGGGACGTCGTTCGATGAGATCGAAGCGATTCTTCGGACCGGATTCACCGATGGTTTGCCGGTCGCGACGATCGCCGAGACCTTATCCGAGAAGTTCGCATCGTGGGAGGAGTACCGAGCACCGCTCATCGCGAGGACCGAGACCATATCGGCGATCAATTTCGCCGACGTCGATTCTCTCGAGCAGACCGGTATGGATAAAGTTCTTAATAAGTTTTGGTTGAGCGCACGCGACGGCGCGTGTCGAGATACTCACGCCGAAGCCGACAAACGATACTCCGGAGGCATACCGGTCGACGAGATGTTCGAGGTCGGTGGCGATAGCATGATCGCCCCCGGAAATGGAAGCGATCCGAGCGAGAACATCAATTGTCGATGTTGCCTCGGTTACGTGGAGAAATGATATTAACAATCAAGGAGGTAATGAGATGAAGAAGATCTTACTGATGATCGTGGTTCTGGCGTCGTTGATCTGTTTCGTCGAAGCGAACGCCGGGATCGTCTATCTGGGAACGAACAACGTTCCGACCGAGTTCATGCGGGCATCGGGCGAAGGTACGGGAAGCAAGTCACTCGGTACCGGTCAGTGCGTGTTCAAGGGAGTATGGGTCGCGACCGATGGGACGAATGACGTAACCGTCAACGTATACGATGGTTCGACGGCAGCAGGGAAGAAATTAATTCCATCGATCGTCATACCAGGAGAGAGTCGATATGGTGGAGCGATGTTTGATCCGGGAGTACTGATTAATACGGATATTTATGTTTCGGTGGACACCAGCGGAACGGTGAGTTGGCAGGTTTACTTCGATAACGGGAGGTAGAAAACATGAAACGACTACTATTGTTGATAACCATTTTATTGATGAGTGTTTCGACCGTGTCCGCAGGTTCTATTTTTCTCGGGACCTCGCCTTCTTTTGAGGCGACGGATAGTTCTTCCGGCACCGTCGAACTCGCCACCGATGCTGAAACGGTCACTGGCTCGGCAACGGGGGTTGTCACGACTCCGGCTAATATCACGGCGAAGTTTGCTTCCACAAGTACGGTATTGGCTGGCTACAAAACCATCTTCATCCCTGCTTCTGCCTGTACTTCCACGGCAACCAACGGGGCGGCTCTTGGTACGACCGAATATGCCACCAATGATATTAACATGGATTACTATGCCTTTGACGGAACGACTGAAGAATATGTAGAATTTCAGATCCCCATGCCGGAAGACTGGAACAGGGGGACGGTCAAAGTTAAGTGCTTCTGGACTTCTGCAACCGGTTCAACTGCTACCGATACCGTGGAATGGGAGATAGCAGGTGGAGCATTGTCTAACGATGATGCTATTGACGCGGCTCTTGGAACGGCTCAAGTAATATCTGACGCTCTATTAGCCGATAACGGGACTGACTTACAGGTTTCGGGGGCTACCCCTGCCTTGACGGTTGGCGGGACTCCGGCTTTAGGCGATATGATTCATTTTAAGGTAAGCCGAAACGTGGGTGGTACTGACAACATGACCGAGGATGCTTGGCTTCTTGGGGTATGGGTTCAGTATCTTGGCAACACTTCCGTGGCGGCATGGTAAGGAGGCTATTATGAAAAAACTAAATTTTCTTTTCCTTGTCTTGATAGCCTTTTTGCTCTTTGTTGCGGAAGGCTTTGCACAGACCTATATCTTTAAGAATAACCTTAAGTTAGTAGCTCAAGGCACCGCAACCGCCGCCAACACGCAACTTTCCCTTGTTGACGGCACTGCCTTTGCCTATCTGGTAGGGGTTGATTTATCAGCTTATCAGACAGGAAAGCACCTATTTATTGCCACCAATGCTTCAACTGGCTTGCTCATTGGTCAAGGCTATTGTTCAGCGACATCACCGGCAGGGGAGACGTTGGGGGATGAATTAGTTACATTAGGAGATTTTTCTGATACTACTGGATGGACTTTAAATGATGGTTATTCCATTGGAACCGGAGTTTTAACGGCTATATCTGGAACTGGTAAATATGCCTACAGAGCTTATGTTTCGCTACCTCCGATTGGGGGACTTTTAAAGGCGACTATAGATGTTAATACGGTTTCTGGGAATGGGGTTAATATTATTTCAAGTAATGCCCCTATCTATATTGGAGCCGTAATAGCTACCACTGGAACAAAGACTGTTTATGGTGTAAAGACGGATTCAGTTGATGTGGTAGGTGTGCGTAGAAGTGTTGTAACCGATCCTTTCATAGTAGATAATTTATCAGTCAAGCAAGTCCTCGACCCCCCTTCCACCGGAGTCCGCATTGTGAGTGCTAAAAGTGGAGCAACGCAGAATTGGACGAGTAAAGGAAGTGGGGCGGTTAATGCAAACATCTCATACAAAATTTATTATGTAGGAGAGTAAGATGAAAAAGATTTTTACAAGTTTTGAATTCTTTACAATTTGCCTAGTTTTATTTTTTGTCTTAATTGGCTTGTTAGGTTGCATGTCAACTACAGAAAAACTCCTAACAAAGGTCAATGATGATGTCAACTATAAAACAAAAGTTGCAACGGGAATCAACAGCTTTGGGAATTGCAGAACTACGGCAGAGCAGAAAGTCTTAGCCTTGAACAAACTTGGAATTAAAGCAGAGGTTGTGCATTGCGAATCAAGAGACAAATATTCCTGGGACCATGCCGCAGTAAAGGCAACTGCGAACAATGAAGAATGGTTCCTTGATAATGGAACCATAATGGATGTTCCTTGGAGATATAACGAAGTAAAAAAGCATTGTTTTGATTTTATATTGCCATAAGGAGGTACGGTCATGGAAAAAGAAGTAAAGGTCTTTCAAGCCGAGATAAAGGAATCGAACGAGAAGGATCTCACGGTCACGCATTTCATCTCCACCGAGAAGAAGGATCGTGGAGGCGACATCATGCGGGCCGACGGGATGAGGGTACGAGGTCGACCGGTCGTTCTTCTGTCGCACGGGTATTCGAACATGGGGCAAGAACCCATTGCGAAACCCCTGTCCATCAAGAAGGGCGAGTTCAAGGGAAACAAGGGTGTCATG